TCATCCAAAGAACCTCATTAAGCTGAGGCCACTTGATTTACCAATCACGGGACATTTAAAGTAATGTCAAACTATACTACCACAGGTTGCCCTAAAACCTGGTGTAGTACAAAACTGCAATCGCAGGGTTACCAACCGTCGTAACATGAGTATTGGGGTTAGCCCATGCTCCTGTGACGGACTGAATGGTTGACCAATCTACTATAGGTGCAATACAATGGAATCCTAAGCGTGACTCATCAGTCAGCGCCGATTCCACCAATATGTTACCCTTAAAGTCCTTTTCAGACCTCAAGGATATGAAGACCTCTCCTAAGCCTTCACAAGCATATTGGTAACCTGTACTGACCTCGTTCATCTTGGACGGACCCCCTACGAATTTAAACATAGACGTATTCGGAATAGTGAATTCATAAATAAGTCTACCTGATGAAGACGGAATCTTAATGCAATTCAAAGGGTACTGGGCCTGACTGGTTTCCTCATATCCGGAACCCTGAGTCGGTCCTCCTGAGTACAATGCTGAGCCCAATGTTCCTCCAAAAGGGGAGCAAGCCGATATAGTTGTAGGCGAAAAGAAAATCTTCACCTGCAACTCTGCCGGATAACCCTCCTCAGAAACAAACTCAATACGGTACTTAAGGCCGGCATGTTTGCCGTAGTACATCCTACAAATTGCCGCAGTCGGGGTATTGCAAAGAGAAGGGGCTTCTCCTACGTCAAAACTCGGCTGAACCGTCACACCAACGCTCTCTCCGGCTGCTCCTCTATAAGGTAGAATTGCACTCGGATACAAACGACGAATGATAGGGCGAACATCTAAAATGGGAACCAACCTAGAATCATCACTAGGAATGAACTTATGAACCGTCTCCTTCTGATTAGAAGGAGCATTCATCACTTCCAAACTTTCGGGACGAAACTTTCGTGGTTCTTCTGTGGGTAACTCCGCTTCAACTGGCGGTGGAATAACACGGGGGGTGTTAAAAATGGGTGACGAGTACGGTATCTCAGTACTATACCCATAAAAAGCGAAGTCATCACACAGTTCCATATAAACGTTAAAATTAATGTCCTCTGGCGAACCACTCGAATTCGCCAAGGGCTGAGCCAAATACACGTAATACTGTCCGTGTAACAATGACGTCGTTTCAAAATTCTTTTGAATCGGCATCAACCTATTCCTTGACAAATAGGGTAAAGTTATCGTCTGCGTTTGGCCACCCGCAGTAAACTCCATTAAATGGGACGGAGCCTGTAATATAGTATTGTAAACGGGATAAGATGTTCTTATCTTCGCTGACGGATTGTACATTTGCAATAGGCGCAGTTTTACCTGCTGCTTATTGTTCATGACACTCTGAATATGAATTTTAATCGAGCCCTTCCAAGCGCGAGACATAAACGCCATCAATTCTATATTATTAGCAAATCTAGTGGACGGTCCACCGTACATCCCAAAAAATCCTCCCTGAAAGGGACCAATCGGCCTTGACATAAGCCGGGTCCCTACGGCATCATTTTGGTTAACTCTGAAATAACCAATATACTGCCTCTTTCCTATTATGTGGTTCGTAGCCATTTCATCCTGCAAGGAATGGAATATGGGCTCACTAACCACTCGATCCATATTGGCATATGGATCCAAATTCTCCGCAAACGAAGTAACATCAACGTTATTAAAACGATTATGAGTAGACGTAAGTACGGCGTGATGAATGATTGGGGTATTAGGGTTATGTAAACCCGTATACGATCTAATCCAACCTCTCATCCCGTCGATAGCGTCACCCGTAATCGTCTTGGCAAACTTTGCTGCTCCATCAAATGCACCGGTAGCTAAATTAGTAAAATAACTTTCGGCCTGATACGTGACATAACGGGGGGTGGGTACATAAATGTCCAAATTATTAAAAATAGCTTCAACAGTTATGTTAAGAGTGGTGGAAGATCCATCACTCGGGGCTAGCGGGTTCATAACAACAAATACTAATGTCGCTTGATTGCAAGGTAAGGTATTTAAACCAACCGACGGTATGTAAGTGGCA